CCGTTTCACGAACTCACCTGTATCCGCTTCGAGCGAATCCAGGTCCATAATCAGGCGACGAATCAGCTCGGCTGCCTTGGCCTCGGCCACGATCGCGCCGTGGTCATGCGGAGACAGCGAAGCGGAAGCGATGTGCTGAGCGGCCTTGAGATGACGCTCTTGTTCCTTCACCAGGAACTCGCGGTAGAGTTGCAGCTCTCTCATTGCGGAGGCGCTCCCTGTGGAGGTTGGTTAGGTTGCCCGCCTCCCGGCGGCGGACCACCGGGCGCTGGGGGGGAACCCGGCGGCGGTGCCATTCCAGGAGGCGGAGCAGGGGGGCTCGTCGGAGCCCCGAACAGTTGCGGAGGCGGCGGTGGGCCCCCGAGCGTGGCGACCAGATCGTAGCGGTTGCGCGCCTCCAGGGACTTCTTCACCGTTTCGTAGACGAAGGCGAAGTTGCCTGCCATGGCGGGCACAGCGTTAGGCATCTGGACGAGGGCGTCGGCCTCGCTGATGCGCTGACCGGTGCTGGTGAACTTGAGGTCGGCAGTGATTTCGACGTCATACGGACGGTCGTACATGTCACGGCCCACCTGAAAACTCTGCTGTCCCATGGGACCGAGAGCTGGATCGTGATTGTTGACACTGAAGAACTCAGAGTCTTCCAGGAAAATGGCATTGAGGGCCGCGTTGTTCTCCAGCACTTGAGAGAGAAAGTCCGCATATTTACCAGTCGGAACAGACAGCATCTTGGTAGCCTGCTCGATTCTAGCTCCGAGACCCTGCGCAGTTTCGCCGGACTTGCCGGCCTCGCCCGCGAGCACCTCCGGCGTGTTGCTGACGGTGTTGCCGAGCTTCGAGAGCAACTCGATGAGCGTCAGCAGCTGCGGGTTGGCCTGCCCGAAGTCGAGCGGGATGATGTCCTTGCCGAGGTCAGTTGCCCCCTCGACTTTGTGGATCTTCCCGGGCTCGATGGAGAACGTGGCCGGCAGACGAAGGTCGCCCTTGGCCAGGAAGTTCTTGAAGTTGCCGAGCGTGCCCTGGTCGATGAACATGCTCAGGGCGATGTTCGCAGCCCGGTTGTGGGGCGCAAGAATGGACCCCACGCCAAGCCCCAGGATGCCATGAATCGGCTCGATGTTGACCCCATGCGCGAACAGACGGATCGGCACGGACAGCGGCGGCTCCGGCTGCGCCTCAGGGTCCCCGCGCATCCAGTCGGGCATCGGCAAGCCCTGCGGCGGCGGCATCTCGGCGATCGCGTTGGCCATCGCGATGCCCTGCGCGGGGCCGTCGCTGTTCGGGTCCACGCTGTGCGCCAGGTCCAGGGCGGCCATCTCGGTGGCCTCGCGCTCCTGCTCGAATGCCGCAATCTCCTGCTGCGCAGCCTGGTACTGCTGAAGCTGCTTCTGCTGGAACTCGAACCTGCGCCTGTCGTACGGGTCCGTGCGCTCGTGGATGTTCAGCTTGAGGACGTTGTTCGTCGTGTAGTCGATGAGCGCCGCGCAGTAACGGTCCCGGTCCTGCCCGGGCAGGTTCAGCCATCCCTCGTACTGGATGATACGGTACTGGCCCTTCTGGTAGGCAGTGCTGTCAACGCCCGTGGTCTTGTCGACGGCTTCTCGCAGCTCCTGAGTGATCGTCGGGTCGTCCCAGTCAGGCGGCAGGTTCTGGAGCGTGGCGCCCACGTCCTCCCAGGCGCCATCCATCTTGCGGAGCTCGTGCCCGTCCATGTAGCGAATCTTCGCCACCCATGACACGTCCGAGTAGTCGGGCATGGTCGAGACGTGCGCGTTCGCGCAGACGAACTCGTTCGCGGTCAGAATCTCGTGACGGTTACTACGGTGCTGCGGGTCCCAATACGAATGGCAAGTGACGTCCCCGAAGAGGTCGAAGATGAGCAGGCCGCGATGACCGACCTGCCGCTTGAAGTCCTTGATGCGTTTACGAATCTGCCAGTTACCATGAAGTGTAAGCAGCTTCGCAGTGTGTTCATCGTCTGGACCAAGTGGCGTAACTCCGAATACGTTTGTCCAATTCCCGAACAGCTCATACGCTTGCCTGTACTGCATGCGCACGATGTTCTCCATCAGGATGGGAACGTGCGCGTTGCTCATCGCCTTGAACTGCGGGTCCTTGTCCTCCAAGGTCCCGGCGAACAGGTTCCAGACCTTCGCGTTGCTGGTACGGAACTTCTCGGTTGCTTCCCAGGCTGCCCCGAAGTCGTCCAAGCACTTGTGGCTCAGGCGCTTGAGCGCGGCCCGACCCTCTGGATGCTTCTTGAACTCGACGACCAGGTTGGGCTCGTCCTCGCTGTACTTGAAGTCCTCCTCGACCTGCCCGTCCTGGCCAATCAGGAAGACGTCCTCTTCGGGTGTCGGCGATTCCTGGTCTTCAGACATCAGGCGGAACCGTACCCGAAGGACCGCGGTTTGGCCAGCGGCTCGTCTTCTCCCTCTGGGGCATCAAAGGCGTGCATCTCCATCACGATGCTGCCGGCGCCTCGGGAGGCCCTGGCCGCAGCGTAGGCCGTCTCGTCCAGCCAATGCTTCAGCGGGGACTTCTTGTCGACCACGGTCGAGTCATTCTCATCCACCTGGATGCTGGCGAACATCTCCTGCGTCTTCTTGCAGTTCCTGAAGATGAGCAGCCGCGGAGGCTTGTTCTCGTCGTGGTCCCTGAGCCGCTCGTCTAGGCGCTCACAGCCGCGCGCCAGGCTGGCTTTGTCCGCCGGCTGCCAGAAGATGCCCTTCTCGCTGAAGACTGCCGCCTTGCTCTTGCCGCTGTCCCCGCGCTCCTCCCATAGCTGTGTATCTGCCACACCGTTCAGGCGGCTCTTTCGCTCACGGTCGTTCCAAAAGCCGAACTTCTTCTCGATCTCGATGACGCGGTCCGCGACCTGATGGTCTTTCATCAGCCGAAAGTCGAAGGAGTAGAACTTGTAGAGCACGTCGTCGTTGTCGAGCGCGTACCAGCCGATGGTGCCCGGAGCGCGGAAACCCCAATCCATGGCCCTGAACTTGGGCCATTCCCTCGGGATTTTGAACGGCTCGATCACATGGATGGCGCTGTTCCAGGAGTCCTCAAAGAACCCGCCCTCCATGCTGTTCCAGTCGCCGTAGAGGTAGCGAGCCCGGATGTGAGCAGGTTTACTCAGCAGTTTAAACTTGTAGCTTTCTACGAAGGCCGGGTCTGGGTTGTCGTCCAGCTTCGCCGGCAGGAACAACATCGTCTTGTGCTTGAACGCTCCCGTTACCGGGTCCGTCACCTTCTTGCGGAGGACGATGTTCCCTTCGGGCGCCGGGTCCACGAACATCTCCTTGAGCCAGCCGGGAGCGGGATTGGACATGAGTCGTGTACGAAGAAGCTTGACCAGTACAGGATCTGCCGACCGAACGCGCGCATCGAGCTCCTCAAACTGTTTGAGAGTGAATTGATACGCCTCGTCCAGGCCGAGCCAGGTGTACTGCTGCGAGAGGTAGTCCTCATAGTCGTTCTCCTGACGGCAGTGACCGAACGTGTACTTGTAGCCGCTGCTGAACGTGTACCGGTGGTGCTCCTTGCTGAACTCCAGGTTCGGGTCCCACTTGATGAACATCCTGTGCGCGCGGTCGAGCGTCTCTCTCAGCTGCGGCATCGTGCGGCGCATGTGCAGCGCGTGACCCTCGCTCTCACCGGGCTTGGTTCGATTCCTCAGGCACATGTCGATGAGCCACGGAGGCGTCCCCTCCAAGGGCTTGCCCGTCATCCGCATGTGTTCCACGCCGGCCTGACAAGAGATGGGGTCCCATAGCAGCCCCAGGCTCTTGCCCGGACCCGCGCTGCCGCCGCCCATCACCCAGTCACAAGTCGACTGGTGGAAGCGCTCGTGCCAGGGGCTCGGCGTGTAGAGCGCGCGGTCAATGCCCGCCACTGCGCCTCCCATCCCTGAGCCCCAGCATCCAGCCGGCAGCCAGACAGATGAGCCCCGTGCAGGAGCACGCCCAAAGGGTGGCGCCCCAGTCGATCAAGTGCGCCTCTTTTTCGATCTCTTGCGCAGCTTCTTGGTGGCGGGCTCATCGCGCCAAGCGCGGAATTGAATCTTCTTGCCTGGGCCGTGCCAACTGTCCACCAGCCTGAACTCCATCTTGTGGACCAGCCCGCAGTCGCAGCACCCTAGACCGTAGTACTTGCGCCTCGGTGTCACCCACTCGGCGGCCTCAACAGGCGGGAACCATGGACGTCGACTCACGTCCTGGTCCCCAGATGCTCGATAATCACCCGGACCAACACGGCATCGAAGGGCTCGGAGCTGGGCTCCTCCCAGAAGCGGTTGGGCTTGTGCAGTACCATGGACTTCAGGCACTGGTCCGCGGCCATCGCGACAGCCCGCTTCTCGCTCTCCAACAGCTTCCCGGGCGGCTCCATATCAGCCGACCACCGCTCCTTCGACAAGGCCACGTGCCACTCGCCACGGTCTTTGTAGGCCACACGAGCCACCCCATCGGCTCCGCAGGTCACCACGCCCTGCATGCCGTCGCCCTCGCGAATCATCCTGGTTCCGATGGGCTCAGGTCTCATCAGTCATCCGAAATGTCGCGGACCTCGTATACCACCGGCCCAGGGTGCTCGGATGTCGTCGGAGCCGGCAGCGAAATGCACGCGTTCAGCTCCAAGGTGCCGACACGGACGCTCTGGCCGCGAGCCTTCGCAATCCCGATCATGATCTGCATCGCCTGAATGGCCCCAAAAGGCGCGTCCTTCTGCGGCATCCAGCCGGCTTTGGCGAGCGCCAGCTTCTTCTCAGCACCGTCCACGCCGAACTCGGCCACCCAGCTTTCCGGCGGGTTCTCGTCCGAGGGCCGAATCTGACTGAAAGCCTGCACCGCAGCACAGTTGCTGATGGCCAGCTGCAGCACCTCGTCCTCTACCTCGCGCATGCGCGCCAGGCGCTTCTCCTTGGCCTCCGGAGTCAAGGCCGCGGAGATGTCCAGAGAGGGCACGAGCTCTGTCTCGTGGTCAGACATGTCTGCACCTCAGGCAAATTCCTTCCAGCAGGAAGGCCGCGTGGAACCAACAGAAACACCGAACGCATTGACGAGTCAGCACTCAGGTCCAGTCCCCTGCTAGCCGCGAGAACATCAGGTACGGTTGGAAGTGCACTCTGCGCCGCCCGCCGTAGAAGTATTCGGTCCTGTGAATCACCTGGGTGCTCTCGACAATCGTGATAATCGGCGCCGGTTTGATGGGCGCGGCCAACAACTCCGTCCAGTCATCCGTGGCTTGCTTCGGAACCATACCTGTACCATCATGCCATCTATGGCTGAGCCTGACAAGTTGGGAGTTGCTGGGGATGACGAAGAGCCGGATGGCCTGGACTGCGGGGATAACTCCTGCCTGTACGCCCGCCGAAAAACCGGCATGCGTACCAACGGCGGCTGCAGATGCCAAATACTCGTCCCCGTGTTCGGCAAAGATGGACTCGTGGCCGAGCGCGTAGAGATGCATCACCTCCGCCGAGCACTCAGAAGGGTCGGCCTGGAGATCGCACGGAAACCATGACCGAGACGCTCAAACGCAACGTCTTCAGCAGGGGACCCCCATCCCACGTCAAAAAAAAACCCACGATAGAGGCCGGTAACACCGAATTCTATACCATCGCCGATGTCGAGTCCCTCGGCTTCTATGGCGTCTTGAAGTTCGCCAAGGAACACGGCCTGGTGAGAGAAGCTCGCTACACCATACCAGGCCGCCACAAGATCAAACGCATGGGGTACGTGGATAGGGCCGGCCTGATTGCCTGCATCACCCACTTTCGGAAGCAACAAGGGAAGAGAGAACTCGGAGAGATTGAGAAGTTTTTGGAGAAGGTCGGCAAGGGCAAAGAACGGGAGCTGAAGAAACTCAGGGCGCTTTTCTCAGAAAATTCTGAGTAGCGTTTGGGGTGGCCGCGAACGCTCCCCCGCCTTCCAACCCCGGGGGTACGCGGTGCCTGCGCCTCGCTGCGCACACAGGCCTGGGCTCGCGCGCGCGTGAGAGAAGAGAGGCTCTGCTAAAGACTGAACGCGCGTAGTCACCTTTGGGGGTGATGCCTCATGCTCTAGCCCAGCCTTTACAGCTAGGGCTTTAGGTCGTATCACACTGGTGTGGGGCGCACAGAGCGCCTCCCAGGAGAAACCCATCATGCACGCAATCAAGCCCTCGTTCGCACGTTCGTTCGGCAACCACCTCGCGCTTGGGGTGGCCATCACGGCACTGCTCGTCAGCAAGTGGTGCAGCGCAGCGGAGCCCAGCTCGCCCAAGCCGCGCTGCTCAATCGTCTACATCAATGGCGACGCGGTCATCCGCTGCCCCGCTTTCCCAGTCACCAAGGGAGCCCGCTAACATGGCAACCAAGTACGAACCAACGGGCACCATCACCTGGGAAGCAACCCAGGTCGTTCTCAGCCAAGCCGCTACGGCGGCCCTGCTGGAGTTTGCCTCCACGGATGCGGAACACCCGCACCTGGGCATCGGCATCCGAGACGGGCAGCTCTGCGCCACCGATGGCCGCACTGGCCTGCGCTACGATGCGCCGCAGTGCGAGCCCACCAAGGCCCTCACGCTGGACGGCAAGGTCTGGACTCGTGAGTACGTGGCCACACGGCTCGCCATCGCCAAGGCTGAGAAGAGCGACGTCAAGCTGGAGATGAGCTTCTTCCACGACGCAGTCTTCCCTCCTTTCAGCCAGGTCGTTCCCGAGGAGGGTTTCGGAAAGTGCGCGCCCGTTGCCGTCAACCCAGAGTACCTCGCACGCATGGTAAAGGGCTGCAAAGCCCTCGCAAACACTGGATGCCTGCTCGTCGCCATGCACGGTGAGTTCGACCCGCTCATGTACCGCGTCGACGGCCTCAAGGGCTGCCAGCTCAAGGCATCGATCATCATCATGGGCATGAGGTACTAACATGGAACCCAATATCGCACTCGACAAGCTGAGAGAACTCGCGCGGGTCGTGCTCAACGACCCAACAGAGGACGGCGATGCGCATGCCGCGGATGACATGGCAACGCTCTTCGAGGCCCTCGACCAGTGCCTCAGCAATGCAGGCTACCTGCCCTCCGAGTGGCAAGATGCGAGGAAACCATGAGCCTCATGCGCACAGTGCTCGCGATCGCCGATAACGCTCGCCACCCTTGCAACAATTCCGTCGCCGAGCCGGCCGTTTACAACTCAGCAGTTGAGCGCGCTGCCGTCGAGGCATGCGAGTCCTGGGGGTACATGCAGCGCGTCAGCACTGCCCGTGGCGAGACCTGGTCTCGCATCACGCCCGAAGGAGTCAAAAAGCTCGCCTCGCTGCGAGGTGACCCGTGAGCCTCTGCGTCAACGACGGGGGCCTCACGTTCTCCTACTGGCACGAGCAGGCCGGCTACACAATCCAGTGGATGTCCCGCTGCGATATGCGCTTCTTCGCGCTGCTCGAGCGCGCTTGGCGCCGTGGCGATAACCCCGACGACTGGAAGGGCGCCGTCAAAGTACTCGGAGTTCCCTGGAACTAAAACGCCTCAGAAGAGAGGGGACGGAAAGGAGGGCGGCCGTGTAACTGGCCACCCTTTCTTTTTGCCCAACCCATTCCCTACTAATCCAGTGTAGTACGCAGGTGTATGTACATGT